CAGGAAAGGGCGACAGACCTCGGCCAGGAGTTTACTCGCAAGAGTATAAGCAGAACCATGAAAGAATATTCGGCGATAGACGGAAAAAAAATATACCAAAGAGTTACACGATAAAATTAAAAGCGCATGAGGCTAGGTTGGCAAGGCTAAAAAGCAGTGAAGGTACACTGTCTGTTGATGTAGATAAAGATGCACAAAAGGATAAGAATGTATAACTTAGGCAAGAATAGGGTGGCATACAGTGTATAGTAAAAATAGCTGTACCCTGTCTGTTTTTGGCTTACTTATGCAGTTTATTCCTATAGGTAGTGTTAGGTATATACTTATATATAATAATATTAATTATACGGTTATAAACGCAATAAAAGGGGGTTTATAAGGGTTGCATTATAGAAAGTGTTGAGAGGCTATACACTACCTACTCTACCCTGTTTACAATATCAATATGGATCTAAAACAAATCAAACTGGTTATGAGCTACGGTGAACATGAAATCAAAACCGATGTCGTCCAGGCAAAATCATTTACAGGTGTGGCCAGAAAATATAAGGGCCAGGACTTGATTGCAATACTCAAGATAGACGACAATGAATACATAGCATTTGTAGAGGAATAACATGCCGAAGAAACCAAAGGATAAAGTCGTAACAACACCGGTTCAATTTGAGAAAGATGAAGAGTTTGGGTTGACTGAAATGCAAGCGTCATTCGTTTGGCATTACACCGAAGGAGCATGTGGACAAACTGAGGCGGCCAGAAAAGCTGGTTATGAATTCCCTGCTGTCTCGGCAAACAAATTGTTATCTGGTAAACATCATCCGAATGTGGTTCGGGCCATAAGAGTTAAGCAAGATGAGCTGGCAGAAAAGTACGCGATCACACCACAAAAGACCGGAACAATGTTGTGGAAGATTATGGAAACTGCATACGAATCTGGCCAATTTAATGCGGCTGTATCTGCTATTAAAGAACTGAATCAGCTCGGCGGTTTATCAATAAATAGATCCCAGAATATAAACATCAATGCCAACCTTGAGAAGATGAGCAAGGATCAAATCAAGGAGCGCCTGGGTCAATTACTCGGTGCTGAAACCTCAACTTACTCACCAAAGGATAAGTAGTAATTTAACTTCGTTTTCGCCCGCGTTCGCGGTGACACCAAAAAATTTTGGAAAATTTATCTTTTGCCAAAAAATAACCTTAAATCAATGACTTACGACTGTAAATCTGTATAACTTTCTGTAGATCTATCGTAGCCTTGTGAGCACAACAGTAACAGCGCATAAAATTGGAGTCCCTGGGAACCAGTTTTTTAGCTGGATCCGCAAAAGTTTGGGACCCCTACACCCCAAATATGGCCAGCGCTGTGGCCGAGGTAAATATAACTAAGTTAGACACATAAAATCACAACAAAAAATGATTCTAAAAAAATTTTGCAAAAATTTATAGAATTTAATACACTCAATAAATGCCGATTAACAGCCGAAACAAGGGCGCTAGTTTTGAGCGTCAAGTAGCAAACATTCTCAACGACTTTTTCGAGCGTCAAGGCATCGACTTCCGAACCAAACGCAACCTGGTTCAATACCAGGAAAAAGATCTTTGCGACCTGGACATACCTTTTCACGCGGTTGAATGTAAATCATATAAAGAAGGCAAATGGCTGAAGTCCTCCTGGTGGGATCAAGTTTGCAGTTCCAGTAATGGAAAGATTCCTGCTCTGATTTTTAAGTTCAACCGCACCCCTATCCGAGTGGCCATACCCCTACACGCAGTAAACACCGAATGGGACCCAGACAACCAAAAAATTTGTGTGATCGGAATTGATGATTGGCTCAATATCCTGGCCGATAACTGGGATAAGTATAGAATCCTAGAGGAAGAAAATTAGTATGGCCCAGAAACCGGATCCGCGGCACGGAGTCACCGGTTGCTCAGTAGGCCCCGACGAAGTCGCGGTTTTCATGGACTACATTACCGACCAAACGCCGACATCCGGCCTGGTTCATAAGAACAACGAACAAACCGAAGAGAAGTCCACACGCGATGCCGACGTCTATTTTATCGACCACCAAGCCGAAAGGATCTATAAGATCCTCAACAAAGTCGGCAACACGGTCAATAAATACTTTAATTACGCCATTTCTGGCATAGAAACCGCACAAATCATCCATTATAAGGCTCCGAGTAACGGGTATGAGTATCACATCGACTTAGGGCCCGAAGAGGCCGCAAATCGCAAGATAAGCGCATCTATACTACTAAATGATGAATACGAAGGCGGCGAATTTTGCTTTAGGACCGGCGAAGTCGGTAGTTGCACGCGGCCAAATGTGGGCGATGTTGTCGCTTTCAGCTCGTTTTTACCGCATAAAGTCAATCCAATCACCAAAGGCGACCGTTTTGTCCTGGTTGTTTGGTTTACGGGTCCCGCTTTTCATTGATATACTAGCTCAATGGAGCTAGACAAGGTCAACATCTTCGATTACCAAGCACCAAGTCCAAAAGATATCTTGGCGGCTGGCCCTGGGGCCATAGCGGCACCTTTGAGTCCCGCGGAAGTGTTAGAAATGCAAAAATCGCAGTTCAGCTCCGATCCAGTGATACGGAAATTACAAAAGGTGGGCCGCGGAATAGGATCCCTATTTGCAGTAGAAACTCCCGTGGACTATGCGTTATCTGGACTAGGCGCAGTAAAACCTGTGGTAGCGGCTGGTAAAGGTATCGCCGCAGTAGCCAAAGAGGCGGATCCGAAAGACCTGGTTTTTGTGCACAACACCTCCGAAGAGGCAATTAAAAGTTTTGACAACATGGACGGAATCCCGTCACCAAGTATTGCAGTTATGAAAGGCGATCAACCCTTCACTGGTTTTGGAAATATACAGTTGATTGGTAAACCCGAAAAATTCGATCCTCTAGTGGATCCCAGGAACAAAATTTACTCTGCCGATGCTTACACACCCAGGGCCCCGAAAAAATTACGCCTAGCAAAGCCAGGAGCGGCTGATAAATATTTAGAAAAATATGGGGATGAAAAATTAGCAGGAACACTCAGAAGTTTAGAAAATAAAGATATAGGTTCCAGCGTTATAGATAAATCAGAAATTATAGAACTTACCTTTGACTCACAAATTGCACCCGAATATTTGAAAAGGGCATATTTAAAAGATACAGGCCAGGATAAAGTAACATCATCGAGAAAATTTCAACAATGGTTAAATAAAGAAAAAGACAAATATTTAAGCCAGGACGGTGTTTTTATTGCTGGCAGGATTGACAAAGACACTGGATTTGCTATTGATCCTTTTGATACAACTGTAAAACCTTACACCCTAGACAATGTAGTTGAAAACATGGTTCAAGACACTCAAAGAGGTGGAGAGGGCGGTTTAGGTATGTTCGGGTCCAACAGACTAAGGGCGCTTATGTCCGAAAGATTTGAAAGTTTGGCCGACATAAAAAACAGAAAAGAAATGCTTGCTAAAGATGATGAGGTTTTCGATCTGTTTGATGATATCCAACAAATCCTGGAAGATGTGGATCCAGAATTAAGTGGAAACACTGGGGATATTATAAACAATATCGGTGAAGGCTTAAAAATGGGTGACGACACCATCGAATCTATAGTGGAAAATGCTTTAGACTTTTATGCAGACGGAAGATCTGGTGCCAAAAGTTTAGAAAAGGCGGCAAGCGAAATAGCCACGTCTCTTAGACTAAACGCTATGCGGCCCGTGGAATACTTCGAGGCCAAACCTATTAGATCTGTTGGTTTTGATGAATTTGCTGGGGCCATCGTTCCAGAGGCAACCAGCCAAGAGGTTATTGATATCCTAGAAAAAAGAGGCCTTAAAGTAATAAAACAAAAATTTGACGATATTGATAAAGACTATGGCAAAGGTAAAATCAGACAACAATTCAAAGATCAGTTCTTTTCAGCGGCACCAATAGCGGCGGCCGCCAGCGCAACTGCAATGATAGATAGCCAGGACCAGGGAATAGGATCTCTTTAGTCTTTTCTCCAGTGATCTGGAGCACTACGAAAACCACCACCCGTAATCTCGAAATGATTTAACTTTTTGTTTCTAAGGGCCTCAAAAAAAATTTGATAGAGTTGATCTTGAGTTATGTTCGGTGCATCGTCTATTGATAAAACAGCCTTCACCTCGTAAGGCCTTTTCTTATTCATGGTTTCTTCCAAAAGCGAGCATTTGGATGATGTTCTGAATATCGGCTACTTCGTCTTTGTCGTCTTTGTTTTTCGAGTCTAGCTTGGGCGTCGCGTAATCGCTCAACACTCTTATCATCAAGGCCTTCTGTCTTTCCGTTAGCAACAAGGTTAATCTCATCTTTTTTTTCCTTAAATTTAGATATTAGTTTTTCGTATAAATCTTTATCATTGTTTTTAATAATATCAATGGCCTCAACATTTGAAAGCCAATAATCTTCTAATGACTTAACGCTTTTTAAATCAAGGAATGAGACCAGGATCATATATACAGTCTTGCAGAGAGAACTTTGATCCTGGTCCATTCACTAATCGGTCTTAGGTGGTATTCCCCAGCCGTGACTCCACAGCTGTCTTAACATCCTTATGGTATCAGCTGGCAGATATCTAAGGTGTTCTGGAACCTCAATACCGTCAACCTGGACGGTGTAAAACTTTTCATCCTCTACAGTGTAAACTTCACTCATAATATCCACCCTAAAAATTTAGACCAAAAAAAATATAAAAAAATTAATATAATGGCCCATAAAAAACAAAATAAAATTTTATCAGCAATGATTTTTAGTTTCATAATGCGTCTAATGCCTCCAATGCGTCACCTTGATATTGATGCGCGAAATCGGTTTTGTAAATACCGATTATGTAATCAGCGCCATCAAATACATCGTGATCGCGTTTTAAATATTTTTTCATCATATTTCTAAGCTGTCCAGGTTTGCAGTCCTGCCAGTTAGATCTAAACAGTAAATCCAAAGTCCAAAAGTATTTATCCATTTTTCCTCCATTTGCATTTAATAATATCTTCATTGTATTTATTCCTATCCACCCAACGCCTGGAATAGACAAATACAACACTCAAAACATTCCATAGCACAAACAGTGCCAGGCCCCACAGTAAAATATCAATCATCGCTACCTCCCTCAAAACCTTTGTATTGATTCGCAGATTCTACCTGCTGAATTAAGTCCTGGACACCAGCTTTTATCAAATTAAAGTTACTTGGTTTTAAGGTTCTTCCCATAACCAAAAACTCTCTTAGTGTCCTTTCGGTAGATAAATTAAAGTGTTTTGACATGGCCAAAATACTTATGTTGTATTTATCGTTAAGGATCTGAATGTCCTTACGCAGTTTTATTTCTTCTATCTGTTTCAAGCTACCTCCCTTGTAAATCTGTATTTTGACGATAGATCTGAGCTGGATCTATTTTTCCTAGATCCCCAACCCTTATCATTTTTTGAATAGCTAATATGCTTATCTTTTTTAAATCCAGCATATTCTAAATAACGTCCACTTTGATTCTCGTGAATGTAAGTCACAAACTTAGAAACAGGATGTAAAGATTTGAAATCATCAATCGCCGCTCGTATCAATTTGCTAAAGTATTTTTTTTCTCTGTTAGATTGAGGCCAAAAGTTAAAACAAATCCTTGTAATCTCATAGACGGCAGGATCCTTCCACCTGGCAACGGGCCTGCCGATTGAGCAGACGCCAACAATTTTGCCTCTAGTATAAATACATGGATCCCCAGAATCGTTTGATCTAATCATAATATCGTCATTAAGATCTTCTACCCAGTCACCTGGAAGATCAAAAAAATCTGCATAAGTTAGAAAAGTCCACTTATCGCCAAGTAGGCCAACATAACTTACTTTATGACCTACGGGCGGTTTATTGGTTCTATGAAACTCCTGGTAAAAAAGTTTTGCTAAAGTAAAATTAATTTTATAGATCTTCATAATGTTAATCTAAGTTGTGCTTTTTCTTATAGTAAGCGTTAATCATTTCTTCGGCCCTGGCGTTTGCCTCGTCTGCAATTTGTTCCAGGGCGTCGATCCTTTTGAGCAAGCTATCGCGTTCCAGAGGATCCACAACTTTAGGCAAACGATCCTCGATCTCTTCAATCTGCTCGTTGCAGATAACTTTGAAACGCTGGGCCACCTGTTTAATCTCTGTATCTTTTTCTTTATCGTTCATTAGTGAAGTACCTTTTTTTCTGGCCTATCTTTAATTGTAAATCCAATCTTAATGCCGCGCATGTTTTCAATCTCTTTCCAGATCCGTAGATCTTCTGGATCTATATCTTTTATCTCAATCTGGTCAAAAGGTAGATTGTGTTTTTTCTCCAGGTATTTAGTAAACGTGTCCATAAGGACCAGATAAGCAGTATCAGAAAATTTTTTCATAACGACTCCTGTTGTAGTTTTTTTATTTGTTTTTCTGAAAGATAGTGAATACCCGCGTTTGATCCGTCGGTAAACCAAATCTTAACTTCATACAATTTTTTTGGCCCATCTAACACCGTTCCATATCCGTCTGGAAAAAACAATTTGCTACCTTTTTGAAATTGGTTTTTATTCATATCACCTTTTTAAAATTAGTCGTGCTAATTATTTCTTTGAACTTAACTCCCAGGAGTTTGTGAACGCGGTCCTCAAACAAACTAATATGCTTGAGGACCTCCTCCTTCTCCTTCCCAGTAAAATCTTCAAACTCGCAACCCAGGTATTTTTCTGGGTTGTCAAAGAGTTTCATTAGGTGATCTGAAACATTGTGTTTCGCGTAAGTCTTTGCAGTGACTTTTTTATCTTCGTAGGTAATCATTAAGCCACCTCCAGGTCTTTAGTGTATTTTTCAAAGGCCTCTTCAATAGTGCCCTCAAAAATTAAACTGATATTGTCAACACAGTTTGCGTCTCTTCTGTGTTGGTAGATCTCAACCTTATCCATACCAGTGATCTCATAGTGATAATCAAGATCGCCGTGACACTCAAAGTGAGGTGTAAATTCTTTAGCAGAATTTGTAATCTTTGGACAAGCCATGAAACCTGTCACCATTGCCTCCCTGGGATAAAGAGATTCATCAAACTCATCTGTAGGCAACTTCTTAGCGAAGTCCTTGGCCAACTTAATCCAGGTCATGCCACCAGCGGGATAACCGTCATGGTGTTTGTAAATGGTTATATTATCTTTTTCACCAAAAGCATTATCGCCTTTGAAAACGTAACAAGCTCTCGTACTCATATTGCCACCCCCATGGTCATGTAAGATTTACCGTAAATAAGTCTAGCGACTTTTTTATCAATACCGTTGGCCTTGTTGAAATCCTCAACTTCGGCATCGGTCATTTTTAAGAAGTCAATCTCGTAAGGACCATCTTGCTCCTTACAAAAACCAACATCTTTAAGTTTGATATAACCAGGCTCGTAATCAGTCACCGCGAAAGTAGAATCCACAACGTCTGGATCATTGACCAGCGCTACCCTCTTGCCTTCCTCGGCTTTTTCAGCCATGTAATCATCAAGCGTTCCATGCCTCATAATGTTGGCAAAGACACACTTTTCTCTCTTCACTACTTCATATTCCATAACATTTTGCCCTCCAGGTTTTTTGTTATTTTTTATTTCCATACTTGTAGTATAGGTATTTTATACAAATATGCAAGTATTTATGTATATTTATTTTTATGTGTATGTTGTTGCAATTTTGTGCATATTTGTTATTATAGGTATATGGGAAATGAAATTAAAAACAAAAACAAACCAGGAGGTAGTATGGAATTTGTAAATTTGTTTGAGAAGGGCCCAGCGTACGTCGCCAATATTGTTGACGATCACGCTGAGTGGGTGTTTGGTGATTGGCCAGATCATCAAGGTATTAGTGGTAGTGATAAAAGGCATTGTGTTGCTGATATCATTACCAAGATAAGCGGCATGAACTATTGGGAAAATTTTGAAAAGTTTAACCCAGTTCAAAGAGCCATGATTGAGGACAGAGTTGATTACGTTATAAGGGAGGCAGGATGAAGGGACCAAAAAGAATTTGTCCAGGGGAATACGTTTGGGACGTATTCAAAATTACCAAAATTCAAAGTCGTGATACAAGCGAGGTTTGGTGGAACGTTATCGTCAATGAGGGTTACTGGTATGGAGACCAAGGCTGGTTCTTCGAGGGTTATGCCATTGATGCTTTTGACACTTATGGCGAGGCCAAAGAGTTTGTTGCTGAAATCATGGAGGATGAAATGTTCAAAGTGAAATACAAAGGCGAACAAGATTTCTATGGCAGGTGGGATTTTGATAAAGATGAAAATGGTAATTACATCGTTGATGAGGAGGCCGCATGAAAAAACCAACCTATCCAAGAATTGAAGGTAGCAACGTTACGATCAAAACCAAAAAGGGTTACAGAACTTTTAGTAATTGCTTAGATGTAAATGATTACAAAAAAGGTCACACGTTCATTCACGATCACGCAGACGATATTTGGATTATGAAACATAATTATTTAGACAATGCCGATGATCCAGAAAACTTAATTCATCAATTTGTTCACGAAGATAAAAATGGCAAGGCTACTGTCAAAGTTTATTTGCAAAAAAACTATTCCTGGGTCAAGTGGGTTAGCGGTAGAATCGACAAACAAGATAAAGTTACGGTCAAATCCAACAAATGGAGAACAACGATTAAGTGGCCAACGCCTTATTCACCCACTGGCTATAGACATGGATTCTTCCATGGAGGCATAACCAAGAAACAGGCGATCAAATGGGTTATGGCCCAAGCCAATAAATCAAATGTGAGAAAATGTAACAAAGCAATCAAACAAATGAAGGAGGCCGCATGAAAGAACCGATGTTATTGCTAGAAAAAAAAGATCCACAGGACATGTTTGCTCACTTGTCCTGGAACCTGGAGGAGCCAGTGCTTTACGAATGTGTTGACGGCCAGGACGTTTATAAAATAAAAGAAGTTTACTCTCTTGGAACTAAAGGAGGAGATCACGCCTATACTAGAAGATATGCTATTTACGAAAACGACCGCTCCTCACCTATGACGGATTATGTTGCCTACTATAAGTCAAGTCCATATTATAGGTTTAACAAAGAGCGACCAGATTTTTATGAAAGCCTAAATGAAGGCAACTGGTTTGGTAATGGTTCCTACAACTTTAACGCTAATTCATTTATATCGCTTGAATACGCAAAATCAGTTTTAGAAGAATATTTAACGGTTCACAAAAAAAGATTACAAAAAGAATATCAGCTTGAGGAGGCCGCATGATAAAACCACGCAAACAAATCAATAACATTTATGGCTACGTCCGAGTTTCTTCGGACCAACAAGTCAAAGATGGATCTTCCCTGGACGAGCAAAAAAGAACCATAGAAGAATTTGTCCAGGCTAAGTTCAACAGGCCCGTTGATAAATTCTTTATTGACGCTGGCGTTAGTGGCATGAAGGATCTAGTCGATCGACCAGGATCCAGAGATCTAACCGACGTCATGGACAGGCATGACGTGATAGTAACGACCAAACTAGATAGGCTGGCCAGATCCTTTGTTGAAATGGTCAACATGATTCCGATGCTAGAAGAGACAGGGATCACACTTTACTTTTGTGAAATGTTTGGTGACATACCGGTGGTCTTACCGAAGGACCAGGAATCCACAGGCCTAGAGGCTAAACTAGACATGGCCAGGATTAACAACCGTAACCTGGTGGCAACTCTGGCCCAGTTTGCAGAGTTTGAGCGCGACATGATTAAGTCCAGATTATCAGCTGGTAAGATTGCCTGGGCCGAAAAAGGTTATTCAATCGGTGGCCATGTTCCTTTTGGTTATAAAAAAGAATACGAAGATCACGGAGCCAAACGTCATACTAAATTGGTTCCCATACCCGAAGAACAAGAGGTTCTAAAAACGATTTACGCCTGTAAAGAGCGTGGCCTAGGTGCTAGAAGGATAGCAAAACAGGTGCAAAACCTACACCCAGGCTATGAGGACTTTCCTTATCACAAGGTTCACAAGATCCTAAACAGAAAGTTCCAGGGTTTAAACCAAGCTGTTTGATTAGCAAAAACTAAATCTTCAATCTATAATCTATGCTATGGCGAGTGAAGTCGATAGCATAGATATTTTTACACCTCAACAAGATCTCCTCGATAGAGGTGT